TTGGAATTTTAGGAGGTCAAGCCCGATCCGGCGGCGCTTATAGTGCTTATGGTGATTACTGATGGAAAATAAATACGTTGGGTATATGATTCTTGGATTGGTGTTAGGGGTATTGGGTATAGGTATAGTTGGTTTGATTTATTTTATTAACTGGGCACCAAAATGTCCACTAGGAATATGTTAGGAGAATAGAAATGGCAGGAGCAAGAAAGAGATATGCGGCGCGTCGTCCTTATGATGCGCGCTTAGATGAAAGACTGGGTATGACCAGAGGAAAACAGGCTACTAAGAAGATGTCTGCGTTAGGTAGGCGGAAGGTTTCTAGAGCAACCAAAAAGAAATAATACTTATGTTAAACATTTTTGAGTTTGCAAAAGCGCAACGTCAATACTGGGAAGAGATAAGAGATGATAATAACAGAAGCAGCACAAAGAAAAGTAAAGCAAGTTTTGAATGGAGAAGGCTTCCTAGAGATTTGTTTGCAAGGTGGAGGCTGTTCTGGCTATCAGATAAAACTAAAGGGGGCGTCGGAGATACCCACAGACGCCCAGATGCTTACGGAAACGATATTTTCTGATTCTGTTTCCTTAGACTTACTGGGAGACGCAGAGATGGACTGGAGCGATGACCCGTTCAAACCAGCATTTAAATTCACTCCGCCTACGGGTTCACATTCGTGTGGGTGCGGATCAAGTTTTCAACTAGACTAATGGAGATTCTAAATGGACGGATTGAAAAAGTTGGTAGACGAAGTAAGAAGCAAACCGTGGATATGGGGAGTATTGGTTCTCATCGTAGTGTTGGGTATTATTGGTTAATACCATTATGTTTTCTGAGTTTGACGGGATGCGAAACTCTGAGGGGTTCCCTGATGACGGGAGTGGCGACGAGTACCGCTGTTGGTGTGACGAGTGTAGTCGCGCCGGGTGTCCTTGTACCAGCCGTGATCGGAGGCACAACGGCTGCGATTGCCTCTGCCCTAACTGCGGAGCGATCTGTTAAAGGTGATCCCATTGCTGTTACGGCTGATACGGTGGTTAATAAAGCGCCTGATAACTTTTGGACGCTCTTTGGTAAGTTGATTGAAATGGGCGGTTGGGCTCTTTTGGCTATCGTGATTGTTCCAATGGTCTTTTCTTGGTTGATGCCCGGCCCAATTCAATTCAAAGGAAAAAAGAAAAATGGCTCGTAGTATAAAACTCGAATATGAAAGACATGGTTCTAAACCAGCAGAGAAAAAGAAAAGAGCCGCTAGGAATACCGCAAGAAGAAGGGCTATACGATCAGGAAAAATAAAAAAGGGAAGCAGCATGGATGTTCATCATAAAGATGGAAATCCTAAAAATAATTCCCAGAGTAATTTAGTTTTGGTTCCGAGAAGTCAGAATAGAAATAAAAGTCCGGGAAGACCGAAAGGTAAAAAGGATGGATTCAAAAGGAGGCCGCGTGGCAAAGTCTAAGTTTCCTGAAATATGGGATTTAAAAATGAAAAGGCGAATTGAATGTCTTTTCCATCAAGGCGGAACATTAGTTGAAGCCGCTATAGAAATGGGTATCAGTCGCTCTACGTTCCATGCGTGGACTAAGAGCACCGACAAACAGAAGGAGAGTTTTCGTGAGACCGTAAAGATAGGAAAGGAAGCCGCAGAAGCATGGTGGATTCGTCAAGGACGAGAAAATCTAGAGAACAGATCATTTGTTTATGGGTTGTGGTTGATAAACATGGTTAATCGCTTTGGATGGACTTCTTCTCATAGCAAGAAGGAAGAGAAGAAAGAAGTAGAGCACACGGTTTCAGTGAAGAAGAAAGTGGATGTAGACGCTATTGTTGGTAAGGCAATAAAGCGTGGAGTAGAAGAAATGGAAAGTACCATACACTAGGGGGCGATATGGTTTCGACAGAAAGAAAAGTTGAATCCCTTTCTGGACGCGGGTCCGATTCCCGCCGCCTCCACCAAGGAACATAATTATGGCAGAAGGAAGAACTAAAACTGGATTAGGTTGGGAGACTGAACAGCATGGATTTAAGGCTATTAATTACGCCCAAACCGCCGCTGATGTGTTAGAAGAAGCCGCCGGAACTTTAGTGGTAACCCCCGACAGGAGAGATATATCTCGCGTGGTTCCTACACAAGGCTTCGTAAGAGACCCATATGATACTACTTGGGAAGATATTAATCGTGGAGATACCTATCCAGATGACCTTCCGGAATATGGAGCGGCAGGAATTGAAGAATCCTTTGTAAGCAGAAGACCTGAAGTCTCCCCAACAGGCGGTGGCCCCCCAAAGCCTCGCGGATGGAGAGAGACTGGGGGAAGAGGGGGAGGAGAAGTTGGCCCCACTGCTGAAGGTATAGCGGCGCAGGGTCCGCCGGGGGTGTCCGAAGCGGGCACGGAAGTTGCTGAATTCTTGAAGTCGGCTGCCGGATATACGGGCGAAATGGAAGACAGAACTAATGCTGGGTCTAGAGCGCGCATAGATGCACAAAGATCGGATATACCGGGGACTTTAGCAGCAACTATGCCTCAAAGTCTTGGGCCAGCAGGTGCTCCTATAGTCCCAGAGAATCTTCCTCAAGGACCTGTTCCAGCAGCAGAAGAGTGGGGACCCGGGCCAACTGGCGCTCCACCAAAGCCCCCCGGATGGAGGGATTCTCCTATGGCTGGTGGTGGTCCTGATGTCATGGCGGAGAGTGCGTTTACCGGGGCACCTCCACAGGCTCAAGCGGAAGAGAAAGATTTTGGTCAGAATTTAATGGAAGCAGTTGCTCTTCTTTTGGAAAAAATGAAAGGATTTTCGTTATCTCCAGAAGAATTTTCTGACCTTACTAACATGTCTCCGGATCAATTAAGAGATGTTTATAATAATTTAGCCCAGCAGCAGGGAAGAACAATGTATGAAGACCCACAAGCGTGGGTGAAAATGGGACGGTCTCCAGTTGTCTCTCCAGAAGCGAGTGGTATTTTTATGGGTCGTGCTCCTGCTGGCGGACCAACAGTTAGACCGGGGGACGAGGCTTATTCAAAATTTAATATACCAGAAAGACAAACTCAACACAAATTCATGGCTAGGGATTATGCTCAGGCTCAACCCGGAACAACAGATTGGATGAGGCAGATATATCCGTGGGCAAGAAATCTCCCAGAAAATATTTTACAGAGGGCTATTCAGGATGGTGAATATTTGAGAATGTTAATGCAAAAAGCGGAAGCGGGTGAAATGCTTCCTTTGATGTAATTATGCCAATTCAGAGATGCGATCTTCCCAAAGGGAAGAAGGGATGGAAATGGGGTAGCAAGGGGAAATGTTATCCAACTAGAAAACAAGCCGAAAAACAGGCGAGGGCCGCTTATGCTTCAGGGTATAGAGAAAAATAGGGTGTCAGTGTGCTGCCCGCTATAGCAAAAGACGTTGACTATAAGAATGATAACTCAGACGCCGCAAAAAAGTTTGCTGAGTGGGCGCACACTGCCCCGTTCGAGAGAGTTATTGAAGCGTATGCTGACTGTCATCGCGATCCTAATATTGATGATCATTTCATTAGGACTCTTGGGCAGTTGGATCGTTACTATCTCGGTGTGTTTCTTTGTAACCGCCATGATATGTTGCATCCGTGGATTTATGAAAGATGCAGAGAAGTCGAAGGAGATAGAGACTCTCGACTAGATTTATGGGCTAGATTTCATTATAAAAGTTCTATAATCACTTTTTTGGGTACCATTCAAGAAATTATTTTAAATCCTGATATCACGATAGGGTTGTTATCATTTTCTGCTAGACAGGCAAAGCCTTTTTTAAGGCAAATTATGCAGGAATTTGATGGTAATGAGAAACTTAAACAACTTTATCCTGATATTTTGTGGGATAAACCCCGTCTTCAGGCGCCTAAATGGGCTGAAAATGAGGGGATATGTGTTATAAGAAAGGCCAATCCGAAAGAACAGACCGTTGAAGCACACGGTTTGGTAGATGGTCAGCCTACTGGACGTCACTTTGATCTTATTATTTATGATGACGTAGTGGTTCAGGAGTCTGTTTCAACTCCAGAGCAAATCAAAAAGACTACAACTCAATGGGAGTTGTCTCTTAATTTAGGGTCTACCTACCGACCTAGATTCCAATATGCGGGTACAAGGTACTCCTACGGGGATACCTACGGTACGATCCTTCAGAGAGCGGCTGTAAAGCCCAGAATTCACCCTGCCACTGTTGATGGTACAATGGAGGGAGAGCCCATCTTTCTAGAGAAGGAGAGGTGGGAGGAGATTAAGAAAACTACTTCCACTTATACGGTAGCGTGTCAGCAGTTGCTTAACCCGATAGCAGGTTCGGATATTGCGTTTAAGGAAGAGTGGTGGCAGGAATGGGAGGTTAGACCATATACTTTGAATGCATACATTATGTGTGATCCCGCTCACTCGCGTAAAAGAGAGTCGAACAGAACCGCTATTGCGGTTGTTGGAGTTGACGCTAATTATAATAAATTTCTTCTAGATGGAATTTGTCACAGACTTTCTCTTTCAGAACGGTGGGAGTTTATAAAAAATTTAAGGACAAAGTGGAAAAGGGCTCCCGGAATTCGCGAAGTAAAGATAGGGTATGAGAGGTATGGGGCGCAATCTGACATAGAACACTTTAAGGAAATGATGAGAATAGATGCAAGTTCATTTCCTATTTACGAATTAAACTGGACGGGCGGAGGGGGTTCACAGTCTAAGAAGGATAGAATACAAAGACTTGAGCCTGATTTAAAAGATGGTTCATTCTTCTTTCCTTATCCTACAGACGAGAAGAGATTGACCTCGCATCAGAAAGATTACAAAAACAAGAAGCAAGAATTTTTGATCTCCAAGAAGATCATGAGAAAAGATGAGGATGGTAAATTATATGATCTGGCTGACTGGGTAAAGCGTAATGAGTACCTTTTATTTCCTACCATACATCCGGACTTTTTGGATGCCCTTTCTAGAATATACGATATGGATGCAATGCCGCCGATTTCCAGAAGGCGTCATTCGCTGGAACCGGAAGCAGAGGCAAGATACTAATGGCGAGGAGATTTAGAATAGGCGGAAGAAGAGCATATCCTCCTAGTAGAGTTGCCTATCGAATGACCAATGGTCGGAAGTTCTATGAAAAACAACCGAGAGCATTTCCTTATGGAACCACCCCTTATGTGGAGCCATACTATTGGGTGGTTGGTTATGCTCAATACGATGTACAGGGAGTAGAGAATTCTTAGGAGTTAAA